TCAACCCAATTTGATAGGGTGTACCTGTCATTGAAGCTGTATTAACAATTGCACTGCCTGTAACAGTACTACCAAAGGTGATTACAGTCGAGTTACTAGCTGTAATACGACCTGTTAGACCTGTATTTGAAGTGCCTTGAGCAGGAAAGTAAATGTGACGACCAACTAGTGTGTTGTTGGTGTATGTATTTGCTGTTGCTGCTGCTTGTGTAACAGTAGCAGTTGATGATAATGTATATGCAGTTGCATTAACATACTGTACAGTTGATCCTGCAGGAATACCTGTTAGATTAGATGTTACTGTTTGACCCACAAATACGTTAGCAGTGCTTCCTGATGTTACAGTGACAATAGCATTTCCTGACGTATAACTTACAGCCAATGATGATGCTAGAACGCCGTCATATGATGTATTTGCTGTTGTGAGCTGAAGTGTTGTTGTATTACTAGTTGAATTAGCAGCATTGAATGATGAATTGCCACTTAGTTCAATAACTGCCATGGGACGAGCAGCAACTGAAAGAACAGGATAACGAACACCTGAAGTGATTGCTCGACGAGGTGTACTATTTGCCATACCATATGAGTAGGTAAATCCACGTTGCTCGTCTTGGCCACCTTCTACTACGACTGATACACCCCAATGGAACATATCATTTTGAGCAGCTGTTACGCCAACATTACGTTGCTCGTAGCGAACAGGAAGATTACCTGTACGAGCCCATGGAGCAACTTGAGCAGGGAAAGCAAATACACCTGTTTGTGGGTTTGTTGTATTGACTGGACCTTTGTTGCCGTAACCTACGTAGTTTAAAACAACCCATTCGCCGTTGATAACACAACCCCAGCGCACCATACCGGCGCCGTACCATGTGTATTCCATCCAGATCATTTGAATACGTGACCAATCTAGTGAAGCAATTGTTGCAGCATCACCATTCCATGCTGGCAACGGGATACGTGTATCTGTTGGTACACCTGAAGAAGTGCCGTGATTCTGAACACTAGCTGAGTTAACGTCAGAACGTACTACAGCGTAAATGCCAAAAGGATTGGCTTGTGTTGTAAAATTGTATGTTGACCCAATTGACGTTGTTGGCGGCGCTGCGCTAACCCCAACAGCAGTACTATTAATAATATTGGTTACTGTTGTTGTATAAGGAATAGCAATAACACCATTAGGATCTGTCTTTGAAAGACTAGGATTGATGTTTGAACCTGAAACAGGCATACCAACATACATGGTTGCTGTGCTTGACAACCCGGTAATATATGGTTGACCAGCGATGCTATTACCTGTGAAAGCAGTTGTTGATGCTGTGTACACAGGATCCGCTTGTTCAAGGAACATGCCGTTGCCATCATCAAAGAAACCAACACGCTGGCGTTGATTTGTTTGTGCTGTACCAAAGTTAAGCGCAGTAGACATGACCATTGTCTTGCCTGGCTGATAACGATGATATGGACGTGTCTGACGAATAGTAACATCACCTGAAGCAGTACCCAAGCGCATACGAACACCACCAGAACCTGGCAATTGTTGAATATATGAGTTGCTTGTAGGACTTACAATAAAGTTTTCCCAACGCATTGGCTGTGTGCCGTATTCAAAGTCAGCTTCATAAATGTTTTGATGGCGTGATGTACGAAGACGACCTAAATTATCCATTGAGCCAAATTTGGCACCCATTGCAGGTGCAACTGGCTGAATGATAGTATTATTGGCAGGTGTTTTAAACGTCATATGATTATCTCCAATGCATTAGTCAGGTCACAGAAGTAGTGATATACTATTTATACATTTTAAAATGTTAGACATAAAAAAGGGGGACCCAAAAGGATCCCCCCAAGTATCGTACCAACTTTTCTTATTATTAGATGATGTTGGCGACGAGGAAGCGACGATAGAACACATTTGAATTCTGTGTTAGTGCGCCACTTGATGTGCTAGCTGCACCGTTGATTGCACCCAATGAGAATGGATTTGCGACCATGCCGTAGCGTGTCTTAAACCCAATCTTTGGCTGGAATGTATCCTGACCAACTGCACGTACCATCTGGAGAGGTACATATGGGCAGTAGAATACGCCGGCGTCAAATGCACTTGCGCCCTTGTAGCCTACTACGGCATAGTTACCACCAGCATATGGATCAACATATACGCGGATGCGACCATTGAGAACACCAGCAAAGGTGTTACCTGTGTCGTCAACCTGTAGATTGTTGCTGTTCAATGCAGGAGCGTAGTCAAGAACACCGGCCATCTGTAGAGCAGACGCAACGTCTGAAGAACAGATTAGCAAGTTACCCTTGCCACGACGAGTTGCCTTAGCAATTGCATTGGCTTCACGCTCGATCTGGAACATTAGACCCTTGAACTTTTCTACTGACCAACGACCGTTTGAATCGACGTCTAAGTCGAATGTACCGGCTGATGTTGTATCAGTTGCACCAGCAGACGATGTTAGAACAATTGTACGAACTACTTCACGATTGATTTCTGCCAAAATTTCTGCAGAAAGAATTGTTGATAGCTCTGTCTCAGCATCGAGACCATGAATGGCCTTGAGGTCCTGAGCAAGTTCAATTGAGTACTCTGCTTTCAAAGCACGGCTCTGAGCTGTTACTGTAACCTTGTCGATGCTGAATGCCATCTGAGCAAAGTCTGTATTGCCAGATGAACCCAATGTTTCTGCTTGGGCTGTGGCCATTCCGGCACCGAAGTTATATGTTGAGCTGTTGCCTGAAACAACGGTTGTGTTTGAACCACCGAGGTACATACCACCAACGTTATTAGCAGCTTGACCCAATGTGGTGGTGTTTGCTGTAATTGAAGCAAACGCTGTGTTTGGCTCGTAGTAGAAGGCATCATTGCCAGACTGTGTTGAATACTGTGGACGTAGAGCAAAGATCAAGCCTGTTGGGCCTGTCATTGGCTGAACGCCGCAGATGTCATACGCAATCAAATTAGGCATTGCACGACGAACTAGTGAAATCAACACTGGATCGTAGTTCAATGAACCGCCGGTGACACTTGTTGGTGCTGCGCCTGTTGTCTCAATCAATGACTGAGGACTGTACGCTGAACCTTCACGTAGTGCGGTCTCTGTGTTTTCTAGTAGCTGAGCTACTACATTACGCTTGTGGGAATCGCCGATTCGTGGTAGATCGGCGTGCTCTAGTACCGGAGCCCACTTCTTTTGGATTTCTTCATTGAGTAACATTTAATTCTCCCTTTCCTATATTGGGTTAAGTTTATTTATAAAATTACTGTTTTGCAGTTCTTGAAATTGCAGTTACATACTGAGCCATTGGTCCGGATGCAACTTTCGGGGCTCCTTCGTCATCAGAAACATACTCAACATCTTCAACGAGTGAAACTGACTTCTTACCTTCTACGGGGAAGTAGGTTTCTTTGATGATGCTAAGCTTCTTGGTGAACTCTTCGACATTGGCATATTCAATGCCTTCGACTAGAGAACGAAGCTTTTCTTGTTGTGTAAGAGGTAATGCATCTACTTCTTCAGCAAAAACTTTGTTGACTTCGAGAGTATCAACATAGTCCTTAAGTTCAACATTTTCCTGAACAACATTATTGATTTTTGCTTCTAACGCAGCAACATGCTGTGATAATTCTGAAACTAGATCAACCTTGTCATCAGGAATTTCTACATAGCTCTCTTCGAAAAGATTCTTGAGGCCATGAATGAACTCTTCTACAACTTCTGACTTGAGACCAGACTCAATTGCAATTTGATTTTCTTCAACCCATTGCTCAACAGCATATGAGAGATATTTGTCAACATTTTCTGAAAGTTGTTCGACTTTTTCTTCTAGCGCATCGACTAGAGCAACTTCAAACTCTTCTTCTAAACGAGCAATTTCTGTAACTAAACGTGAGTTTACAGCTGCTTCAAAAATTGTCTTTGCCTTTTCACGAACTTCTTCTGATAACTCTTCGCCACCAAAGATGACATTCATGTCTTCTGCAGCAACTGAAGTTGGTGAAATACGTGTGGATGCCATGTCTTGACGTAGGCTTGTATTGTCTGCAGAACGCTTGTTCTTCTCTGCACCCAATGAAGTATCGTCTGTTAGACCCTTGAAGATGTTAGCAATGTGCTGCTTGGGCAAGCCGCTAAGCTGACCAATGACGGCATTGAGTGCTTCAATCTTTGTGGCAAATTCAGGAATGCCTGTTTGCCCGTCTGTCTTGTCAGCAGGACGCTTTGAATCTTTTGCAATAGGATCAGCAGTTGAGCTGATGCCGTCTGATGCAGCAAATTCATAAATGGTCTCTTCTGCAGTGTCAGCAATTTTAGCAAAGTGTGACTTGCCATGCTCAACAGCAGCCTTGTGTGGCTTGCCTTCGTTGGCATCTAGAACCGCATCATAGATAGCCTTGTGTGCTTCTTTTTCGGACATGCCGTCCTTGTGAGCATCAAGTGCCGCCTTGACTGCGATCTTTTTAAGATCCTTGTCTTGAATCATTTCCGCCATAACCTTCTCCTTTGGGCTGTGCTTTTTATTTATATAATCTTATTTTGTAACTAATGAATTCAAATATCTTTCGAAAAGACGAATTGAATTTTCATTGATTTTTTTAACCGACATTTGTTTCAATTCATGTTTTGTTTGCTCAAGCGCTTCGGAAGCATGAAAGCTACCTGTAACCGCATCATATACCCAATCTACATTTTCCATGACGCCACGAACAAATGCATTAGGGGCTGATGGATCTGCTACAATGTCAGCAGCAGTCGCTAACATGAAATCATCTTGAACTTCCATGATGCCATTACGCTCTTTAAGTGTTCCCATGCCGCGAGATGAAACACCTAAATTAGCACCCTCATCAAGTAGATTCATCACAATGTTACCCATAGGAGTATCTGTGACTTTTGCACGTCCAATATAATTGGAACCTTCTTTATGCAAACCTTTGATAATATGAGACACACGATCCAAGTTAATTGATGGACCTGATGGGTGTCCCAATTCACCATATGCTCTATTAGTTTCAATCAAATCTTTTGTATAACGAGCAACTTCTTTCTCAAGAACAGGTTGAGTATACATACGACCGTTCTTATTTTTGATATCTCCCATGAGGAAGATACCTTCAATGAAGTAGTTCTTCTTTCCGTCTTCCTTAGCTTCTTTAATGACGCTAAGTTTTGTTTCTAGTGTTTCGCAGATAAGCTTCATCGAAATTACCTCTTGATGTGTTTCCGCATAACAGCTTCAGCGATTTGCTCGCCTGATTCTTTTGAACCATAGTGTCTAGCAGCCTTAGCAGCAAGCTTGGCATATCCACCCTGCACATCATATGCTTCTTTTGCCATAGCAGCCTTGCCGCCTTCGTTGGCATCAGGCTTTGTTGTAGGTGATGGCTCTTCGGGTTTACCGGCAGTACCTTCTTCGTGATCGTCCTCGTCTGAGGTATCACCGAGATGCTTGAGTGCGGATTCAACGAAGTCCTGTGCGAGTTTTAATTTCTCGAGAACCCAACCAGGAATTTCTTCTGCGCCACCTGCATTTTCAAATCCTTCAGCGGCTGCCATAGCAATCGCCTCGAGATGTTCTTTAGCTGATTGTACGCTTTCAGAATCATCTTCATCTTGATGTTCGCCATGCTCTTTTGAAGTTGCATTGTCCGCACTTTGTGTGCCAACTGGCTCAACACCACCTGGAGCAGGATTGTCTGATGTAGCAGGAGCAGGTGCCATTTGGTCACCAAGCTCATTAAGCATTTCTTCATCAAGATCAGTTGACTCATGAAGATTGCCTGCTTTCATTTCCTCGTGCCAGCGATCTGCCATATGATGAGCAGCTTGGTTACGATCTGCAACAGAGAACATATGATGCCATGGCAAATTTTTATCACCATGTTCTTTGTGATATGATTGTGCTGCACGATTAGCATGATGCATCCATAGCTTGTGTGCTAGTGCGTGATCATACTTACCAGTTTTGTATTTCTTTGAAAGATTTTTTTGAATAGGAGTTGTGCTTGACTTGTATAAAGGAGCATTATTGTCACTATGAAGCACTAGCTCATGAGCAGCATCTGATAGCATGCCATTATGAGATGGGTGATAATCTTCCTTCATGGCTTGCTTGGTTGCAGTAGCATACATGACTTCTTCGCCGCGACCGGGATAACGCTTTTCCCAATCGCTGGTAGGCTTCATTGCTTTGGCAAGCTTTTCACGGCGACGCTTTTGAGCAGCAGACATATGTGCTTCTTTAACATCATACACATATTCGTCTTGACCTAGATCCATGTCAGCATTCATGCAGGTCGTATCTTTTTTCTTGTTACTGCCTGTGAACACATCGTCTTGCTCATAAGGCTCGTCTGTACGAAGTGTAGGGTGCTTTGCTGCAAACTTCTTGATTCCGTCTTTGTTTTTGCCCATGAAATATTCAGGCACTCTGTCTAGACTGACAAGCTTTTGTGCGAGCTTTTTTGCCTGGCCTACGCCAACGGCTGAACTAGTTTCTTTAGGCGTAGGCATGTCAGACCTCTTGATTGAATAGATTTTTGCTAACTTCGATCTTTCGTGCAGATAGTATCTCAGAGACACGTTCTTTCATAATGCTGTCTACTGCAGATTGTAAGCCCGTCATATCGCCGTCTAAACTGAAGTCGATAACGTCTGCTGCTGTGTATGTGTCTTCCATAAGATTCTCCAATATATTACATTCTATTTATATTTATATTATTGACTTAATTGCGGTTCTTGCGAAGCACTCGGTTGCGCTTGTTGTGGCGCCTCACCTTGTTGCTCTGCACCCTGCGGATTAAGTTGTTGTTGCTGAGCCATTAGCTGTGCTTGTTTCTCAGCATTCACTTTCGCTTCTTCTGCCATTTGAACATTCATCATGTCAATTTCATCATCAGTCAATTGTAGAATATTCTTTTTAATATATTCTTCTGAATAGTATTTACCCACATACGGATCAACCATAGAAAGCGTATTAATACGCTCACGAAGGATTTCTTCACTCTTTAATTCTGAGAAGTAATTGTCTTCTTGAAAATTAAAGTGAATATTATTCTTGATTTTTTCCCAATCTTCTTCTGCAATAACTCCAGTAAGTATTAATTGCTTTTGGAGCGCCTTCATGAATAAATTGGCAAACTTAGTACGTAGACGAAGAATGAACTTTTGAAATTTCAACTCATCTCGTGTAATTTCTGATGTACGGCCTAGACTAAATCCCTGATCGCTATTTAAACGGGATACAGGAACATTGAGTGATTGAAATAATTTCTTTTGGAAGTATTCAACGTCAGCCATCTCACCTAGATTTTGACCTGATGGCAATGTAGTAACCTGTGTGCCGCCACCGCCTTCACGACGAGGAAACCAATAGTCCTCAAGCATGGTCATGAATTTGCGGTCATCACGAAGATCGCCGGTTGTAGCATCGTACACAAGGCGATTCTTGTGCTTGGTCATTACGTCCTTGACATACTGCTCAGCCTTCATCTTAGGAAGGTTGCCAACGTCGATAGAGAAGATGCGACGCTCAGGAGCACGAGAGATACGATAGATAACAGTCGCATCTTCTAGAATACGTAATTGATTGAGTGGTTTGATTGCCTTGTGCATGTACCCAAGAACCATCTTATTGTCTTTGTCAACCATACCTGAAGTGATATGAATGACTGAATCTTTAGCGATGTGCAAGCCTTGGTTGTCCATGCCCGTAGCAGATGCACCTTTAAACCCACGCTCGTTGTACATGTAGAATTCGCTGTCTACTACGTTGACATAGACGCCATCTTTACGTACACGCTTCATAGCACGTACTTTACGAATCTTACGTGGATCAACGTAGCGAAGTTCTTTGATACCTTGACGAGGATCATTCACATCAATCATAACGTGATAATATAAACGCCCGTCTACATACCAACGGCGAAAGATATCATATCCTGAATTATTAAAGTCGAATAGATCACAGACCTTATCCCATTGTGTCTTGATAGCATTCTTAACATTGTCAGGATATTCTAGATCGTCAAGATCAATATCAACAACGTGTTGCTTGCCTTCTTTGACAATTGCTTCGTCTACAATGTCATTGATTGCAATTTCGCATTCTGGTTGAATAGCCAACTCACGATATTTTGCGACGAGTTCAGCTTCTGTTTTTGCGGAACCTTCTAGATCAAGATAGGTTCCAAATGTACCACCTGCAGAAACGACCAAAGCCCCGTCATCTGTCTCTCGAGGAGCAAATGACGGGATACTCTGAACTTCATCTTCTTGGTTTCTTCGTATTTCAAATCCGAACAGCTTCAAATTAATCTCCTAAAAACATAATGTAAAATAATTTATCAGCTATTACGCACCGCCAGCATTACCTGTCTTACCGCCAGTAACGAGCCAATAATCATATTGGAAATTAACGGTGAACTCTTCGATTTGGTCTGTTGTATTCCAATCTAGAGCAATTGTTGAAACGTCAGCAGGATAGATTCCGTAGAATGTATACTGGCGAAGAATATCACCGGCTTTGCCATACTGAATAACAGTGGCATTTGATTTATAAAGCAAAGGTGATGCTCCGCCAAATGAGCGCAAGTTACCTTCGAAGGTATTGATCTTGTTTGACCAGTTCTCTAAGGCATTACGAATGAGGAAGTCTTCATCATTGATAACAGTTACGTTCCAATCAGCGAATACACGATCACCAGCAAGCTTCAATTTGCGACCAAAGTATGGAACATCGATATTCCCAAGACGTGCCTCAGGAATAGCAGCTGTTTTTACCATGAAGGGGACTTTAACGTTGCCAGCACCATTTGCAGGGTTATTGAATTGAACCTGAAAGAGTGACTGTCTAGCGCCGCCGCCTGTTAGTTGTGACTTAATGTCATTAATATTAAAGGCCATTTATTTTCTCCTTATCCTTTAGTATTTATTTAGAACTTACCGACGACTTCGGAGAAGCTGACACCAGTACGTACTGCAACAAAGTTAAGCTGGATATAGTTGATTGACCGTGCAGGCTTAATGTAGATGTCTCCTACGAACTGATTTGAATCAATGACTTGACCTGTGTTATTTGTTTCATCACAAACAACTTGGAAGTCATATATGCCACGGCGACCTTGAACGTCCTTAAGGAAAGGTGTTACAATTGAAACGAACTGTGCCCGTGTGAAAGCATCATTAAATTCGAACAGCGTAAACTTAGCAGCTGTTGAAATTGCTTTCTCGAGAACAATAAACAAGCGACGAACATTGATACGATCAAATGCTGATGGCTTGCTTTGTAGAGTCTTGTCGCCGTATAGAACTGTACCTTGCCCTGGGAAGGTAACTACAGGATTGACACCTAATGGGTAGATCACATCACGAGCTGTCTTGTTTGGATTAAACGCAAGCTTGACGATGTTCTTGATCTGGCCACGGTTAAACCCTGCAGGTGACCACCATGGATCTCGGGTTGTGTCTGTAACAACACAGAGACCAGCAATGTCGCCATTCAATGGAATATAACGATAGATATCATTGTACTTGTCATACTGATACTTGTATCCGCTATCGAGTACAGCGTATGATGTGCTTCTGTTTAAATTGGTTTGTGCAAATGTCTGAATGCTTGACACTTCGTTACCTACGTTGCTGACAACAGCAGAGCGGTTAGGTGAAACGAAAGCTACGCAATCTAGACGCTTGGTTGCGATATTGTCAATGACGTACTGTGCAATTTGACCAGGTGCGCCATCGGGTGCTTTACCCAAGAGTAGAAGTGAAACATCAACGTTTTCTGCAGAAGCAAAATAATCCCATGCTGTTGTGACGGCAGATGCATATGTTGCTGTATTGCTCTCATCAAACCCATCTTGACCACCAGCAAAGCTGATTGTAGCAGGAAGTGTGTTTGTTGTTGAAGCAATATTGGTTGCAGTGTTTGCATATGATGCACCACTACGATGGTTTGTGAACCAAACATACTGTGAGTTCTGATTAATGAAGTTCACATAGTAGTTTGATGCACCATCGACAGTCTTTGCGTCAGTCGCACGAGATAGGCTCTGGAAGACTTCTAGAACTGTACCTGGAACACCTGTGAAAGCACCTAATGTGTCTGTAACAACAACATGAACCTCATCAACCGCAGCAGTGTTGCCAAAGTTGGATGTGTATGTACTTGTTCCAGGAGCAGCAGTTACTGAACCGTTGTACTCCCAGAGACGACCTACGTTACCGCTCATGCTAACAGTTGTTGATAAGGTGTAGTTATTGTAGAATGAAAATGTCATGCTGTTGGTAGAAGGCTGTGATCCCTTAGAAGATAATTGCAAGGTCTGGAAACCAACTGTTGAGTTGCCAACCTTTACATAATCGCCTGCTGTGAGGGCTTGCCATGCGCTGTTGGCTCTTACGAAACCTGTATCATCAAATGTGAAGGTCGCTGTGTTTGTACCTAGTGTGAATGACGTTGTAGCAACGTTAGTTACGTTAGATGAATAGGCAGCAACTGTATCAATTGTAGATACTTTTAGGCTGTTTCCAAGAGCACCCGGCCACTTAGCAGCATAAAATACGTTAGTACCATTGGTAGTAAACGTGCCGTTGTTAAGTGTTGTGTTATAATAGTCTTGGTTAATAATATTGAAAGCAAGGTTTGCTGTATATGAACCATTAGCAGCAACCGCAGTCATTGTACCTTGAGAACTTGTTGTTGTTGTATTCGCTGCACGACTTACATACAACTGATTGCCATAAGCAAGGAAGTTATAGGCAGTATAGAATGTTTCAGCGTTAAAATTAGTAGGTTTTCCGAAACGATTTGCTAGTGTTGTTTGTGAATCAACTAATACTAGTTGACCGATTGGACCCCAACGAAATACACCAGCTATAGCACCAGCAGTGGTTGAGACTGCAGGAACGATTGTAGTTAGATCAATTTCGCTTACATTGACGCCTGGGCTGACTTGAAATGCCATTATTTTCTCCCTTTATACCAAAATAGGTAGAATGATGTTCTCTTATATTTATAAAAATCAAATAATGAACTTCTCTTCTCTTTGTTCGAGAAGGTCGGGATCATTCCAAACATCATCTACAAATCCAAATGGAACAAGGTCGTCTTCTATTACTTTCTGGTGACTTGCTAATAATTCTAATCTAGCGTCATTGCTGCTCAATTCTTTGAAGTAATCTTGATTAACTAACCAAGAAAATAAAATGCAGCACATAACTAGATCGTCGTGTTCTCCTTCTTCTGCTTGATACTTACTGTTATGCTCAATAAAGCGATACAGTTCATATAAGAGATCGTAATCATTAATTATCAATTTGTCACTTTCAACTAAACTTTTAAAGTTAGCACACCCTATGCGCTTAACTTGTTGCGTAGTTCGGACACCTAAAGACAGGCGAGATGCGCCAAATCCTGAGTTGATTTTTTGTCCAGCACGCCCTTTGATACGAGTTGTCAATACATTATCATATTCTAAATCATAATGTAGAATGTCAGCAATCTGCTGACCAATATCATTTGTTTCAACTAAAACATATGCCTTGTTGAAATGGCTTGATACATTATATATGATGTTCGGATATAGCAAAGCTGCAATTTCATTGTCTCTATACTTTGCTACAATCTTATATGGAATTTGTGTAATATCAAAAACAATGAAAGCAGAATAGTCGATACCAGATCCTCGAGAAGTATCTACTACAGTAAGGTATACATGATTCGCTATAGGATTTTCATAAGCATCTACGCCACCAGAGGATATAATGGGTGTGATATATGAGAGCATAGCGAGCTTTGATGAATTGATAAGTGTGTTTGAACTACCAAGAAACTCACAGTTATGTGATATTATATCATTAGTATAATATGCATGATTTTCCACATTCAATAAGTCAAAAAATTCAAATTCTCCTTTTTCATATTCAATGTGAAAAACTTTTTTAAAGCCCTTATCACAAGCTATTAAATCGTTATCATAAATGTCTTTAGCTTCTTTCCATCCAAAAGAACATAATAAACGATGTGATAAAGAACATTTTATTTCAGACCCATCATGAAATTGTATTGTAATTCTTTCTGTTTTTTTTATTTTTTGAATCCCAGAAAAAGATTTAAACCCATCTTTTGATAAAACTTTATATTTTTTATTTACAAACATTGCGCTTACCTGTTATAATATTGTAAATAGCTCCTGGAGTCACTTTATAGATTGAAGCGTAATGTTTAGCAAAAGCTGTTTCGTATGATAAAATTTTTCCATTTCTTTGCACTTTTCCCACACCATCGATATGTTGCATAGATCGATAAAGATTTATGATTTTTGCACATGTTTGATCAGAAAGTTTGACTTTTCCATATCTATTATTTTTACGAGTGTTGCTCATTTTATTAATGGAATCAGGTGAAAAACAATTTTTCTTGCCTTTGTTCCACGGCACTCGTCCTTTAGGGGCACCCCCTATACCTGGGCGCCGTTTTCCTTTTTGCAAATTAGAAGAATATTCAGAACCCAATCCAATTCTTTTTGCAATGAGTGCAGCAGCAAACCAATCTTCTTGTTTTAAATGTATTTCTAAATGTTCATTTATAGTGACTAATTGTAAATTTTCTAAAGCATTATTTTTATGATTTCCGTCTTTATGATGTATTTCATAAGAGAATCCTTTGGCATCTTTAGGAATAGGTCCATTAATTGACTCCCAAAGTTTTCTATAATTCATATTAATTACCAAAAAAGTTACATACACATATTTATAATATCTTTGATTGCCACTTTTTTGGATTCATTTGTTTTTATGTCTAATAATGTAATTTCGGTATTTCCGTCTACACACTCATACTCTTGTTTAAACTGGCGCTCACTCGTATTGTCCACAGTCATCTTCTTCCACTTTTCATCACGACCTGGAATCTGAGACCAGTGGACGTCTACACGAGCATAATGATTTTTGCCGTTCTCGCTGTCAGTCCAAATCTTATAAAACATATTCATGCCGTTAGGCGTTGAAGTGATCAGCACTTTGGTTGTTTGACCAGACGAGATTGTAGGATAAACAGAAGCAAAGAATTCTTCTTGAATGTTGTTAGGTACGAAAGCAAACTCGTCTAAGTATACCAGATTGAATGATCCGCCGCGAATGGCAGACGATGATGTAGCAGATGCTAAAATCTTGGACCCATTCTCAAGTTCGATGTTACCTTTGTTCCATTCGACTACACCTTGCTGCAACCAACGTGGAAGATGCTCAAACATTAATTGAATACGAGAAAGAATTTCTCTTGCTTGACGATCTTTATTGGCAAGAATAGCAACGCTATAGTTTTCAGCAAAAAGAACTTTGTGTAGCATGTATGCGGCAACAGTAGTTGTTTTACCAACCTGTCGAGGCATTTTACAAATAACAAATCGATTGCTTTCGAAAGTTTTAACCATTTTCCCCTGAAAAGGCCACAATTCGAAGTTGACAAGACCCTTATCAACGTTTACAATACGACAGTAGGTTTTTATGAAATACTCTTGGTTACGAGAGCACTTGCCATACTCTTTAATGAGTTCCGGAGTCCAATCAATAGAAACAGCTGCTCGCTTTAGATTCTTATTCCCCAAATAAAACGCACTACTAGCCACTAATCACCTTTCAGTAATTTTTGTAGTTCTAATGTGCTGCCTACAAAGAGATTATTATTAATTGTTTTATTAGATGCAGGTTCGTCTTTACCTTCTGCCTTTTGAATCTCTTTAACTTGTTTGCTGAGATGCAGAAGTTTTTGATTGGCATCTACAAGATTAGTAATCATTGTGCCGACAACTTCATAGGCACGAGGATTCTGCGCTTGCTTGGCAAATGAGATCATGTCATCAAGAGCAGCCTGTCCACTCTGAATGATCTCATAGAGATTGCCTCGAGCAAACTCGAAGTCGTTTTCTGCTTTGGTATTCTTTTCGTCCTGAACTACGATGACTTGATTTTTCGGTTCATCAATAGGAGGAGTATATGTTACACCTAGCACATTCGATATAATTTGATTATTAGCTATCATATCCTACATTATTATAAAAGTCATGAATATATCCATAATTACTATTCGCTGTAATATTAGCAGTGGGTATTGAGATCGATGCATTGCTCGTCGGATTGCCATTAGCATCTAATCCAGGTTTAATTGAATTGCCTTCTGCAAAAATCGATACCCCAACACCTTCAGCTGCTGTGTTTGTTGAAGGTACAAAAAAATGAACATTGGCTGTTTGAATAGCATTTGATGATGATACTGGGCCGTATATGTATCCTTTCAATACGAACTGAAGATCCCATACAATAGCATAACGCTCAGTAAATGAACCTTCGTATGTATCTTGATAGTTAATAGATTTTAAAATAACAGGAATGTCCATAACGATTCCCATCTCAGGAATCAGGTTAATCGCTGTTGTCCATTCTGGTTTGAAGAACGGTAGAATCTGTTCTACAATACGTGTTGCATCGTCTGCATTTCTTGTTAGAATAGATAAAGCAATATTAAAATTATATGGCACAGGATTATACTGTGCATTTAATGAACTTCCTGGGTTAATGACATATTTGTTTTTGCCAATCGTATTCAACTTTCTATCTGAATCATACTCAACGTTTTTAATTTCAAATGTCATTCGTGGAAGAACTTGATTTACTTCACGAAGCAAATCAGGATTCTCTTTTATACGAGCAAGATAACGATCTTTAGGTCCATAAGAAAGCGGTACAAGTAATCGTTTAAGAGTATTGCCTGTTGATTGATCAATTCTATCAATGTAGATATCATTGAATAGCGTACCAAAAAGTCCAATGTACTTTCTGATAGATCCAAAATAATACGTGTATCCAAACATTAATATTTCCCACCTTCACTAAAAGGATCCGTGATACTGAAGTCAACAAATGTATTTGCAAACGTTTGGAATTCTTGGTTTTGATTAACAGAATTCGTTGCGTCTAATGCAAATGTTTCTAGTTCAATGTCATATCCACTTTCTGTTTGTAAATGATATCCATCTTCTGTAAGTATGTAAAAGTTATCAATACTCGTTGAGTAATTCGCTTGTACTGCATCAATATCTGCAATGCCGGTATTAAAGGTTTCGCTGTTATAATTGAACTTCTCAAGTTGTAGTTCATAGTACTGCAATGCACCTGTTTGGTAGAACGCAGCTTCATGCTCAACAAACTTAATTTCAAAAAGACCTTTGGAGAGCGGAAAGTAAACTAGATCGCCTTCATTGGGACGAATCAAACTATACTGACTTCCAATGTCTTCTGCGAATCGCTCACGACTAACAGACAATACGAGCTTGTCTGCAATGCTCAATCCAAACTTAGTTAGCAAATCACCTTCACCGCGGAAACCTTCGTAGGTGTTGATATACATTTCAATAGGTACAGCAAGCGTAAAGGAAGAACTAGCAGCTTCTGTAAACAAAGGGTCGGTTGTACCCGTAGTCCTTATAATATAGTATACGTCTACACCGAAGATCTTGATCATCTCGGTAGCAAGATTATTTAACAGATTCTGCTCTGGAATATAATCAGTATTGCGGAAAAAGAAATTCGTTGCCATTAGAGCAGCCTATATGGTAGTGTTATATATTTATAGATTGCTGTTTGCAGTTATTATTATGATATCTGGCTAATGTAGCTACATTCCCCTCAGTTCCACAGTGAACACAGGCCGACATTTTAAATTTAGATTTTAATGCCATCTTTCGTTTTGTTTGTTCAGAATGCTTTCTGCCAAGCGCACGTTGCCTATTACGCTCGTTTTGTTCTTCGGTATGAACCTTACCCACATTCTTACCCATCATAGATTGTCGGCGCTTTTCACGAACTTCTACTTCAGAGGATCTTGTATTACGAGCTTTCAACCCTTCAAGATAGTTGGCACGCACTTCAGGATTCTGCATAGCCGCTTTAGTGTTTTCGCTGATTTTTTGGCGAGTAGTTCTTGAATCTGGATTAGCAGCCCAATGTTTCCAATGATTTTTTTTAATATTATAATATTTTACTGTTAGTTCTTCATTCTTAATTAAAGACAGCCATTTATATTCTTCTTCAAACACAGCTTCTCGAGAATACACTCTTGCGAGTATTCGGCGTTTAAAGTCATGCGGTCGTCTATAATATGCTTCTCTCATTCTATCAGAACTACAAATATATCCGTCATCTTCGGTGCCCCAATGGCATCCTATGTAATACATTTTTCTATAACTATCAAACCAAATATAAACAAACCCATACTTTTCCATAAAATACTCCAGTAATTGTGCAATTTACTAGAGTATTTATGCAAACCGTGTGCGCTACCCAATCATATCCGAAATAGGTAGACTGTATGAGTGAATCATTTCATGCTCGAGCAAATCAATTTCTGACTTTGCTTCATTGTAAATTTTATCTGCATTAAATTTCATGCCACCTGGTAGATTGACATCTTGATACTTGATAAGATTAGATCCCCACTGAAACTTGATGAGTGATGTAGCATAACGTGAAAGCCAACGATCACCCCAAGCTTGTGTATAGGTATCAGGATCGATTACTTGATATGCCTCAACTACGATATAACTACCGGCAGGACACTTTGCCCAATCCATATCAATATACAATTTATTAGTCCAACGATTGAAGCGAATAGGTACCTGACCTACTAGCAATTGCTCAAGAAGTTGAATATGCTGCATAGCAAGATAGTATGGCACCATCGTGGTCGCTGTTAGATCATACAAATCGTTTAGTGAGATTTGATAACGAATATTGAATAGGTTATTGGTTGATAGTGACTCACCAATAGGATAGATGCTTACAGCGCCAAGGATATTAGGTGGTAATGTAATATACTTGTTAGTAATATCATCAGTAGTTACTAGATGCTTGAAGTATGTCTTTTCGGTACCATCAAAGTGATAGTCCCAGTAATATTTGAGTGCTTCATCAATACGATCTTCGACTTGGTCATCATCTACGTTAATTTCAATAACGGGACGACCTAGCCGACGAAGGCAGTATTGCTTAAATGTTGCACGAGAATTGGGTACTGACATATGATATTCCTATTTAACCTTGTGCGCCAAATTCTTCGATTATAATGAGACCGCCAGAGCCGTTGCCGCCACTACCAGGCCCAGTGTTAGTTCCGCCGCCTCCTCCACCACCTGCACCGTATCCTGTACCAGGACTTCCTGGTGTCAAAGCGCCAGGTCCACCTTGTCCACCTGCGCCCCCGTTACCGTATGCAGAATCGCCTCCCCCGCCTCCACCAGAGTGATTGCTCGTTCCAGTGCCACCTGCAGCAGTTCCATTATTAGCACCTTGACCAAATCCTGGGGCAGATCCGCTACCGCCAGTGTACGGACTGATCCCCCCGCCAAAGCCACCCGCACCCCCTGCTATCCCGCCGATCCCATTTTGAAATCCTGTATAAA